AGGTTTATCCCAACCATCACAATGCCAATCATAATATTGGTTGTGTTTATATTTTGTAAACTGACACGATTCTGATCTGTCCCATTCAAAGTTCCAACCAGCTTGTCTATTTGCTTCGTGAACATATGGATGTAATTCTTTGTATATCCAAGTATCATTTAACCAAACTAAATCAGAGTTTCTTTTTCTTTTTAAATCTTTTATTTCTTCTTTTTTTAATTTTCTATCACCATAACCACCTGTTCTAGCCATTACTTCTTCTTGTGAATTTGCATAAGCTATTACATCATCACAAAATTTGGGTGTAAGCACACCACTAAAATACCAATAGTAATTAGATATATTCATACGTTATTGTTTGCACAAAGTTTAATGAATCTTTTTGATTGTTAGTTAAGTAATACATATTAGTTGATGGAAACATTATGAACATATTATTTTTAAGTTCTATATCCCAACTTCTACCTTTACGTCTGTTATCTTCATAGTGTATTCGAACCATACAATCTTTAACTTTTACTCCATAAAGTAATGTAAAGTCTGGAGAGTTCCGTAGATCTACCGGATCAATATTTAATAAAGGAATAGTTGTTTCCGCAGGTTTATAGATATTTCCCCACGTTTCTTTGTTAATTAAATTAACATTATACTCAAGACCAACGTGATCTCGCATATATGTATTTAACATATCCCAAGTTCGTGAGAACGGAAAATCTTTGTTTTGAATTACTGATTGTAAAATATCACCTGATAATTTATCTCGGTCAATATCCCAATCTTTGGGCATATCGACATCACCATAATATAATGATTGTTCTGTTAAAACTTTCTTCTGCATACCACCACCATTTTTAATTTATGCTTTGCTGTCTGTCAAGTCCCAAGTTGTATTAGTTTCATTCCAGATGTAATGCCATCCGTGAGTATCAGCTGTATTTTGTGATTCTTGTTCAGCTGTTAATGCTGGAGCATCACCGATTGGTGATTTCCAAGAAGCTGATTCAATATGTTTTACCCAAGATGCATATGGTTTTTTAGGCCAGAAGATTTGATCGTCCTCGTCCCAAGTATAACCTATACCTGCGTAGTTTCCTCTAAAAGGTGTTCCACCATCTTTGTGAATTCCACCAGATGTATTGTATGAAGTTTGAATCCACATTTGTGCAGGCCAATTATTATGTGTCTCTAAATATTGTTGTCCTACTGTTTCATCTTCAACGCCGTCAGCGTTTAACATATCACCATTATTCAAAGTTAGTACTTGAATAACTTTACTGTTAGCTCCTAATTTTGCAAAATGTGCCATAATGTTTCTCCTTATATCTTATTTTTAATTATCATTCAACTACTGAAATCTGTATCTTATTATTACAATTCCTGAACCGCCAGCTCCACCAGCATTTGGTCCTGGTCTACTATCTGTTCCACCTCCTCCACCACCAGTGTTAACTGTTCCTGCTCCACCATTACCAGCACCACCTGGAGTATTTCCTCGTGCTCCATTTCCTCCACCACCAGCACCACCAGATCCCTGTGTACCAGTACAATAATTATTTCCTCCTCCACCCCCTGCTCTTGCAGTTGGTGTGCCGTTGATACTAGAAGTTCCTCCAGCTCCACCGTTTCCACCACATTGGAAAGCTCCATTTGCACCAACTGCAGTAGCTCCACCACCACCACCGCCAGAATATTGACCAGGATTACCACTAGCAGGACCATTATAACCATCTCCTCCATCAGATCCTTGAGCGGGACTTACAGGAGGTGTGTTTCCCGATCCTTTTTGTTGTGCCTGTGGGTCAGTATTACTACCACCACTACCACCATTTCCTCCACCACCAGATCCACCAGGTCCAGCAGCACCACTAGTAGGTGGGTTGGTTTGATCTTGTTTTCCAAATCCACCACCTGCTGATGTTATTGTTGAAAAAACTGAATTTGCTCCTGAAGTTGAATCTGTTGCACCAGAGTTATTATTACCAGTTCCACCAGCTCCTACTGTAATTGGATAGCCTGTTGCTGTAACGGGTAAAGCAACAGCTGGAGCAACTCCTCTTGGTGAAACTGAATAACAACCTGAAGCAGTACCTGGAGATTCTCTGTATCCTCCAGCTCCACCACCTCCACCAATATATTGACCGCCACCTGCTCCGCCACCTGCTACTACTAAATAATCTACTGTATTTGAACCACAAGCATTACCCGCACAAGAAACTGTAAATGTGCCAGGTCCTGTGAATGTATGAACTTTAAAATTTGTACAAACGGTTGTAATAGTTCCTCCTGTAGCTGTTATAAATGCAGGTGTTGGTGCATCGGTTTGTAAACCTGAATCTGTTACTAACCAACCTTGTGTTGAATCTACAAAAACTAATGTTACTGCAGTACCTTCTGTTGTTAAAGTTGAGTTACTAGCTAAACCGCCAATTTTATCTGATCCATTTGGAACTAATATGCAATTGTTTGTATCAAATGTTTTTGCATAATCTTTAACTGCAATTACAGCTCCAGCAGTTCCTGCTGGTAAAGCAACGTCAATTTCTCCTGAAGTTGTATTTACAAAGTAACCTTCACCAGCAACCGCTGTAAAATCTGTTGTCTTAACTGTTGTTACCCAAGACGCCGAACCTGTTGCACCAAAGTTTGTCGCCGTTCCTTGGTTGTTAATTGTTGCACCACTAGGAATTGTGAACGTATCGCCACTATCACCTAGCGTTACTTCTGTTCCGGATCGTGGGCTAATTTTATTTACTTTTACTTCACTCATAATTTTTACCTATTGAAATTTGTACCTTATTACTACTATACCAGCAGAACCATTACCACCAACTGAAGTACCACCTGGAGCGTGTCCAGCTCCTCCGCCTCCGCCTCCAAAATAATTTGCATTTCCAGCAGTGTACGGAGGTGAGTTTGCACCACCACCTTCACCACCTATTCCTCCTGAACCACCACCTCCGGTTTGACATCCAACTCCACCACCGCCACCGCCAGCCATATAATACTGACCTCCGCAAGATTGTCCATTAGTTCCAAATGCGCTTGGCCAACCACCACCAGCACCACCACTACCACCATTACCAGTTGGATTTCCATTTCCTCCTGCTGCCATAAAGCCTCCACCGCCACCACCAGCAAAATTGTTATTACTTGCACCACCAGTTCCTGAAGGCATTCCTTGAGGAGGAGCTACTGGGGGAGTATTTCCATTTCCTGCAGTACTTACGTTTGCACCACCACCTCCAGATCCTCCTGGAACTCCCTGAAAAGTTGCACAATGTCCCGCACCTTTACCACCACCTGCAGATGTAATAGTTGAAAAACTTGAATTAGACCCTTGACCACCATCAGTTGCATTTCCACCTGCCCCTGCAGCACCAACTGTAATTGGAAAACCTGTTGCTGTAACGGGTAATGCTGAAACACAAGCACTTCTAGGAGCACTTGGTCCTGAATTTGTAAATGTTGTTGCAGATAATCTTACTCCACCGGCTCCAGCACCACCAGCTCCACGACCACCAGCACCATAACCATTGTTTCCACCACCACCACCACCACCGGCTACTACTAAATAATCTACTGAAGAAGAACCTCCAGGATTACCTGCACAAGAAACAGTAAATGTACCAGGGCCTGTAAATGTATGAATTTTATAATCACCACAAGTTGCAACTGAATTTCCACCAGATGCTGCTACAAATTTTATTTTATTTGTTACTTCATTACTATTTACAGATTGCCATCCTTTAGTTGCATCTCCATATACTAATGTTGTTGCAAGACCTTCTGTATCTAAAACTAAATCAGATGTAAGACCTTCTATTTTTTCTGAACCATTTGCAACGATCGTTAAAGCGTTTGTATCAAAAGTTTGTGCATAGTCTTTGAAAGATACAATGGCTCCAACTACACCTGCTGGTAAATTAGCAGTTATAGCTCCGCCTGTTGTATTAACGAAATAACCTTCGCCATTAACAGCTGTGATTGTAGATGTTTTAATAGCTGTCTGCCAATCGACAGTCCCTGTTCTACCAAAACCTGTCTGACTTGCACCTGATGCTAAAGTAATCGTATCACCTGAAGCACCTAAAGTTATTGTTGTGCCTGATTGACTTATTAAATTTCCACCGTCTGCTGCTTGTAAATTATCTGCACCTGTTCTAACTCCATCAGAAGCAGCTCCAACAGTTACTGTCGTACCACATTTATTGATGATGTTTGAATCATCTGAAACTTTATTTATATTATCTACTTTAATTTTACTTGTCATAATTATTGATATTTATACCTTATTATTACTTTACCAGAGCCACCATTTTTTCCAGTAAATGTTGTAACTGGTTCACTTGGACTAGCTCCTGATCCACCTCCACCGCCACCAGTGTTAGTTGTTCCTGCTGTTGCTTGTGTTCCTTGATAACTTCCGTTACCACCTCCACCTGTTCCCCCTTGAGGCACACTTGGTGAAGGAGCTGGGCTAATTGCTCCTTTTCCTCCTCCTGCACCACCTGCGTATGTAACAGGGGACCCTGTAATACTTGTTGCTACACCATTACCACCATTTCCTGTAGGAGTTCCTCCATTGTGAGTACCATTACCTCCAGTTGCACCAGCACCTCCGCCACCACCAGCTTCTTCATAATAATCATTATTAGGACCTGGACCTGAACCAATTCCACCATTTTGTCCTTGTGGTGGACTTACTGATGGAGTATTTCCAGAACCTGCACCAGATGACTCTGGTACATTTTCTGTGCCACCAGCACCTGAACCACCTGGAGCACCAGAACTATTAAGATTATCTCCTTTACCTCCACCTCCACCTGTAGATGTTATTGTACTAAAAACTGAATTATTTCCTCTACCTCCAGCGCCACCTCCTGAACCTTTTCCAGTACCACCACCTCCAACTGTAATTGGAAAAGCTGTTGCTGTTATTGTGACTGCATTTGTTGGTGCGCTCGCTACTAAAGGTGATCCTGTAAAATTATCTATTGGAGCATTTTTACCTTCTCTAAATCCACCTCCACCACCTCCACCACCAGTGTAGTTTCCACCACCGCCACCACCTGCGACTACCATATAACCCACTGTATTTTCGGCTGCAGTTGTTGAAACTTGTTGTACAGTAAAAGTACCAGGACCTGTAAATGTATGAATTTTAAAATTTCCACAAGTAGTAATTGTACCACCTGTTGCGACTATAAAAGGATTTCCTGCTGCATTTGAAGTTGAATCTTGAACGTTTTTCCAACCTTCAGTTCCATCAACATAAACAAAAGTTAAAGATTGACCTTCTGTAGTTGCTATAAAATTAGCAGCCACTCCACCAATTTTTTCTGATCCGTTTGGTGATATAGTTAAAACATTTGTTTGAAAAGTATTTGTGTAATCTACAACCGATACTATTGCTCCAGCACTACCTGCTGGTAAGTTCATTGTAAAAGCTCCGCCTGATGTGTTTGCAAAATATCCTTCACCATTTGCTGCTGTAAATGTACTTGTTTTAATTGAACCTGTTTGCCAATCAACAGTTCCTGTTCTACCGAATCCTGTTTGAGAAGCGCCTGAAGCTAACGCTACAGTTCCACCACATCTACCTAAAGTTACAGTAGTTGCATCTACAACAACAGTTTTACCTGCTCCACCACCTGTTGTAAGTGTTGTTCCTGATTGTTCTGTTATTGCATCTACTTCTATTTTTG